AAAATTCTTTTCAGATTGAGAAATTAAAAGTTATCCACAGGAAACTGTGGATAGTGTGGATAACTTCTGCAAGTCATTGATTTCATTGGACTTTTTCCAGACGCTTACAGAATACTTACAAAATCGGTTTTATACAATGTTCATTATGTTAACTTTAAATATCTAAAAGTGTTACACGCATCTGCAAATTGCAACTGGAAATGAAACCAAATGGGCAAATTGTGGATAACTTGCCATCCGATCTGTGGATAACCTGTGGATAACTTTTATATTTCTCATTCTGAAAAGAATTTTCTGGGCGATGCTGGAGAGGGAAAGAGGCGGGTGGTGCATTATCGGTATACCCAAATAAGAATCACTCGCATTAGCATTCAAGAATTAGTTACCAAAGCCACGCTAAAGATCGCCATAGCAATGCCGCTAGGAAGCCTTAAAACAAGGCTTAAAGCCGTTTTACTGGCTATCCTTGTCTACCCCTAAGAAATCCCTTAGATCGTCTTTAGGGCGGTATCCTAGTTCCCACAAGATTGCATAGCAATCCAAGACATTCTTAAACCCATTGCTGATATTTCCTTTGCCAGCACAAAGCAAGATTGTCCTGTCGGCATCAGTCAACTTGCGCCTAAACTGGACTGTGGTTGTAGTCGGAGGTCTAGCCACGATTCAGGGGCTTGTACTTAGGCACATAAGGCTCACCAGAGAAGATCGCATCTAGGTCTTCTTCCATGTCATCAAAGCCTGAGTTACCGAATCCCTCTTTGGGCGTGAACTTAGTTATCCTTGCAGTTGGCACAAGTGCTTTGAGTTTGATGATCTCTTGGACTTGCGGCTCTTGCAGGAATACCTCAAGTTCTTCCAATGTCCAGATGTTCCCATTGTTGATGTCTTTGCGGTGGGTCTGAAGTTCAACAGCATCGTTCTCAGTCCTGACCACAACCATCGGAACTCCTTTGACTGACTTCCACTCAAGGAATTGGATTGTCGGGTTGGGTTCAACCTCATTTTCCAAAGCCCACTTTTCTAAAGCATCGAAACCTTTGCACATTCCATGAACGGCTTTATGCAGCTTGTCGATGTCACCCATATCCAGTGCATCCCAAACTCTACCCATCTGAACCCAAAACTTAGTCCTAAACTCAATGTCAACTAAAGTAATCAATCGGTCAACTCCCCATTTCTCGTAGTGCTGACCCTTTTTACGCTCAAGTTCCACCAGCACAGCGTTAGACTGAATCTCCCATTGAGTAGCCTGTCTAACTGGCTTCATAACTTCAGGAACATCTTTTCTTGACCTTGATCTAACCATTTTAAAAACTCCTTAAATAAACGACAAAGAGACAAAGGGACAGGAGACAAACCTCTTGTACATAGACAAGAGGTGGTTTGTCCCCATCTCCTCGAAAAGACATTTGGGACATTTGTCCCCATTTGTCCCCTTTGTCACTGGATGAACGTACAGCACTCATGACTCCAGTGCAGACTTCAGCCACACCCAATTAGACCCAATCGTGACCTTATTTACGGCTACAAGTCTCTCCCTTGCCCGTAGCCAAGCCTTCTTAAAAGCCGCTTTATCTTCCTCAGTGCAGCCCTTAATGTTCCAAAATTCATCTCTCCAATCATCCAAACTCACGCCAAACCTACTAGTACCATCTACTACACGATATGAGCCTTTAGCTTTAATCGCCTTGTAGAGAGAATCCAACTCAATCTTCTGATTTCCACCGCTTCCCGAGTTGTTTTTTGCTCCCTTTGGCTTGCTGTTAGCGATCTCAGGATTGGGTCTTACGGCTAATGAGGTGATGGTTTCAAACCCAAGGGCTGACTCTCCCACCTCAACATTCACCACTTCGATACCTACAGTAATGGAGTCAGCGCCATCCTTTTGCTTGGTGACTGTGAGGATTGCGTTGCCCACAACTGACGGGTCTGCCGAATTGATAACCGAATCCTGACGCTGTATCTCAAGTTCAGTGTCTACAGCACCTAGCAAGCTGGAATGTCCTCGCAGACCTTTCGTTATGTCTTTACCGCTGTGGTGAATCAGCAACATGGCGCAAAGGTAGATTGCTTGTATCTTGCCAGCTTGGGTGATGAAACCACCCATATCTTCTGAGGAGTTCTCGTTAAAGCCGCCACCTGACATCCTCATCAATGTGTCTAGGATGATGAGTTCTAAGGGCTCATCTATTTCGGCTATGAGTTCGTTGATGGCAGCAACTAGGGCATCAAAGTCTTCTTGGCTTGATCTGATATTGATTTGCGCCCGTATTACATACAGATTTGCTCCATCTGGACTCTTGTTCTGTATCTTGCAGGCTTTGACCCTTGCGCCCATACCGCCATGACCTTCACCAGCTATGTATAGGACTGCGCCTTTCTTTGGTACTCTGTAACCCATCCATTCCCTGCCTGTTGCTACTGCTTCTGCAATATCTAGGGCAATGAATGACTTAAATGATGCTGGTGGTGCGTACAGTGCTACGAATGCCCTCTTTGGGATGATGGACTCTATGAGCCACTCTACTGGTTCATCCTTAATGCTGTCCCATGACTCGACAAGGAATCTAGACTTTGTGACTTCTTCGGCTGCTTGCGGAGTCTCTAACAGATACAACAATCTTTGTGGAGTGTGAACATCTGTAGGGGACTCCACAACGGGGCAGGCTTTCGCTATTTGCGCCAGCAAGGTGCGAGAACCATCGTATCTGTTGACCCACTCGTAGGCATCCTCTTTAGGGTTACTTAGGTTCAAGTCCAAGACTCTGACGCTTTTGGCAAATGGTATGAGTGCCTCTGTAACCTTTTGGGCGTAATGCCAACCTACTAGGTCATTGTCTGGCACTACTACCACGTTGGCATCTTTAAAGTATTGGTTTAACTCATCATTCCAACCACCAGCACCAGCGTGTGAAGTGGTAGCCACTACGCCCAAGCTGCCCAAGGCATCTGCCGCTTTCTCACCTTCTGTTATGTAGACAACTCTACCAGCGGCTATTGCCTGTCGCAGTTCGGGCAGTTTGTAGGGTACAAGTCTGCAATCTCCTAACTTGCCCACTCGACTGCCATCGGGCATGACTCTGAGGGTTTTGTAGGTCTTGCCTTTGGAATCAAAGGTCTTGAATCTTTGCTTGATGAATAGGCTTGTGCCTTCTTCATCTGTGTAATGCCATTCATGCTCTAGCACAGGCGTAGAGATGAGTGGTATAGGTTTCATTGGTTTGATGCTGTCGAGATAGTCAGGTCTATCAGGTAGGGCTGGCAGGAGTCCCATGTCTTTGATGGTTGAGAAGACTGTGTGCTGGTCGCAACCGCTATGGCACTTGAATAGGAAGTTGCCATCATCCGACATTGAGATTGAGAGACTTGGATTCTTGTCGCCGTTGCCTTGCCCATGACTAGGTACGGGGCAAGATGCGAGGTAACCATTGCCTACCTTTTTCGCATTACCCAAACTGGATGCTATTTCTTGTGCTGACATTAGGTATCTTTGTTAAAGGGACAAAAAAACCAGAGTCTCCCCCGAAACTCTGGTGCTGTGGAGTGCTAAGGGTTAGCTAAACATCTCGTCATCATCCATTGATGGTGCTGGCTTTGAGGGTGCAGGCTTGCTAGGTGCGGGTTTAGCGATTGGTGCTGGCGCAGAGAACTCAGGTTCTGATTGCGCTGCACCCTCTTGCATAGCCGCTGGTCTAGCCACCCAACCTGTGACAAGGAACTCAGGTACACGGGTGCTGCCCTTGCCAACCTTTTCGGGGCGTGAACCCTTGTACTCGACCACGGGTAACTTACCCTCATTGCTTGCAGCTTGTGCTTGCACTTGCTTCCACAGACCTTCCAAGCCCATGTTAGCGCCTGCGCCGTTAGCCGAGAACTCAGCAATACCCATCGTCTTGTTATAAAAAGTTGCCTTAAAGCCACGCTTGAAATCGGGTGATGGTTGTGCTGCTTTACGACCCAAAGACTCATCAGGTTGGAATTCATACACACCAACCGCAATAAGCATCCATCCAGTTTGCAAGTTCTCGTGATCGAAAACAAACTTCTCTAGTGTAAATTCACCATCTTGGTTTGACCAAGCATTAGCTTGTGGGGAGAAGCGGATGTAGTTGCCAGAGCCGCCAGAGTTTGAAAGGTTAAGGTTCATTTGATGTTTCCTGTTTAAAGTTAAAGTTGAAGTGGCTTTTGCCACAGGGTTGGGGGATTCGGGGTAGTGATTATTGGGTCAAACCTTTGTCTCGTGCAAGCGTTAATCCGCTAGATATGCGGGAAGTTAACGCTTCAAGGTTAGGCTTTTGGTCTTTTGTTAGCAGTTTCTCAGCTTGTGCAGGGGTAATCATTTCGGTCTTTGTTACTTGATCTTCGTCAAGTCCCAAAGCCAAGAGTCCAGCATAAGCCTCTTTCTCATCAGTCCACGACCTCAACGCTCTCTTAGGTTGCAGTTGCCACCCATCAATAACTGAGCCTGATTCCATGCGTTTTAAGGCGTGTTCTCTTACCGCCTTGATGTAGCCCTCAACCATGTCAAACTTAGTCAGCAAGACGCTGATTTGACCCTCTGTGAGCATCTCTACAGGTGGTGCAGTGGCAACTACTTCAGCAAGATTGGATTGTGCAGGGCAAATGGTTTTAGCGTTGCAGTATTGGCAAGCAGAATCAGAGGGTACAGGTGGAAATGCAGGGTTAAGGGCATTCTCAATGGCAGGGACTAGAACGTAGTGTTCCCAATCAACCAACTCTTGCGTTGTCATTGTGTGCTTGCGTACATCACCATGATGGGGTTGGATGATCCACAACTCGACAGTATCAATGTCTTTGTAAAGTTGTTTAGCTTCTAAGGCTGCTAATGCGTAGAGTTTTAATTGTTCACTGTCAGCATCGACATAGCCTCTACCAGTTTTTAAGTCTGCAACGATTAGTTTGCGCCATGATTTGCAAATGCCAATAAAATCAGCAGTACCACCAACCTTTACCTGTGGAGTGTCTTGGTAGGGTAGGAATTCTTCTATAAGACCTTCACAATGCCATTCATGGTCGTTGTATATATTAAAAATAGCGTGAAGGTATTGTTTAGCAAAATCACAGTTCTCCTCAGTCATTGTGATGCCTTCAACGACAGTGCCAACTAAGGTCATGGGGTCTGATTGATCCTTAAAGCAAGTCTCTGCCAGTTTATGAATAGCAGTCCCGATCTTTGCCGCCTCGCCGCCTTCCACATAGGGCATCAGTGCTGAGAGTCTGGCGCTGGCGGGGCAGGCAATCCATCTAGATGCCGCTGATGCTCTAAGGCTTAGTTGTTTTGTTGCCATGATGCTCTTTCAATGTGGTGGTTTTCAATGAGTAATTGATAGGCGAGTTGCCGTGTCTCATTTGAGACTGCATGACCTAAGTCTTCAGGGTCTAGCAGACGCTTGATGAAGACTATGGTGTGTTGATTTTGCCTACGCTCTTGGTCTAGCTGTGAGCCTAGCCAAATGATATGTTCACGCAAAGTTTTTCTTTCTTTGTCATCCATGTCTGAGTCCCCAACAAGCAATCAACGCTGCATCTGCTCTGCCATCATCTTTCTTACGCTTGAAGTAGTCCACGTTATAGGGGAACAACTCCATAGCCCTTGCTCTAGCGCCATCCTTACCACCTGTCACACCCATAGCCTTCTGCCATGTTTGTGGTGTGATGAGTGTGGCTTTGATTGATCTTGCCGCTATAACGCCTTCTATAGCCCCTAGAGAGCGCCCAAAGCTAAAGACACTTGTTACGCCCTGCCCACTCATTGCAAACACCTTTTCAATGTACGCTTCTTCAGGCTGAAAGTCATTGAGGATGGCAATCAACTCAGGAATGCTGATTTGTCGCTTGGCTTTGCCGTTTCTATCTAGAGTGACTGTGGGCATATCTACGATGCCTGTGAGAGTCTCGCCTCTCATCATTGCTATAGCGCCGTTTAAGCCAACGTCAATGCCAATGATGCGCCTTGGGGTAAAGACTGTGGTGGTCATTCTGTACGCCCATTTAAGGCTTCAATACGCTGCTGGATTAGGGAATCTACCGATTCTTCTAAGCGTTGTATTGAAGTCACCAATGGTATGGTTCTACCAGTGGCGTAACGAGATACCTGTGATGGGTCAAAGCCAGCATGACGGGCAACATCAGTGATGGTGAAGCCAGCCTTCTCAGCCTTTTCCTTTATGTTTTCAATGGTTTGCATGGTTGGAGTGTTCATGGGTAGGAATTCTAAGGAGGATTGGATTGATTAGTCAAGTCCTATCTGACTAAATACCCTAGTGGAATGTGTGGGATTAAATAGGTGGGGGTTGACTAGATAGTCAAACCTGATATGATTCACTCCATCAACAACGCAACAGGAGAGCAAACATGAACAGCAAGCAAACTCAAGTTATTCAAACAGTTACAGATTCAAGTTGGATCAACCGATATGTCTCTAGATACATTGCTGGCAGCTTGACATTTAGCGTCATGGAAATTGGAGACAAAGTTATTGTTCATGGCTCTAATACCGACAGCATTGCTTGGTTTCAAAAGCAAGTCATTGTGCAAATCGTAGTCGGTACTCGTGGCGGCATCAACAAGATCACAGTTCACTAAACCAAGGAGAAACAAAATGAACAAATACTTTACAAGCAAAGAATTCCGTGCTGGCTTTGATGCAGCATCATTGTGTGAGTCTTGCGACAAATCTAAATCTAAGGATTGGATTGAGGGATGGAATCATTACCAAGACAAAATGACTGCAAGCGAAACAGCTTGCTGGTTTTAAGGAGCAACCCCATGAAAGAAACAATCCCCGACATCCTCGCCGCCATCGCTATTGGCGTTGGCTTTGCCGTATTACTAGCCGCATGGTGGTCATCATGAGCATCGCATCAGAAATCACAGACCTTATCAACAGCATAGCGCCACCTAAAGACATTGTTGGTGGCTTCATGAGTCGTAACGAGATCATCCAGCTAATCGACAAGGTTGCCAATACTGCCGTTGCTATCGGTTGGACTCATGGCGAGAGCATAACTAGGAAGCGTTTGGAGAAGAAACTTCAAGTGATGGAACAAGAGATGACCATCATCAAGGAGCAGATGAAAGCCTTGGAACTCGACCTGTTAGTGGCTGAAAGCAAATGAATACCATAGCCAAGTTCATCATTGCCGCTGCTTGTGCAGTGTCTTTGATGTACTTTGATTCCCTAGATAACAAACCAAAGGAGAAGACAAATGTGGGAAACAATCGTATGGGTAACAGTGATAGGGATTTCAGGGTTCGCATTGGGAATCTGCGTCTGCATCGGATTTGTGTTCTTCCTAATAAACAGGGAACCAGACGAGTAGTGAAGTGTCCAGCTTGCGAATTTACAAGAACACCTGATAACCGATATATGTGCAAGAAGATTGAGAGAATCATTCTTGCAACTCAAATAAAGAAAAGATCAAGAAGATGAAAGAAAAGACAGAGCAGGGTAGAGCCATCACGTTGAGACTCACCCAATCCGAACACGCTGAGTTGGTAAGGTTGGGCGGGACTAAGTGGATGAGAATGTTTCTGCAAATGAGTGCAGGGATTCAGAAAGAGATTAAGGAGAAGAAGAAATGAACAAGCCAAAGAATGTTTTTGATTGGAAAGATGGGACTCCCTCAATCTGGACAAGAGACAAAGAACTAAGGCAATTTGCTGCTGGTCAAGCCTTTGGTAAGAACGCACGAGAGCGTATTGCTATGACTGAAAAGAAAGATTTTTATATCTATTCAAAGGCTAAACTTGGCAAATGATTCGCAAGATACGAACCTTTTATGGCAAACGTAATGGTCAGCGTGGGAACAAAGTAACCACGATAGACCAAGGCGTAGCTTGGTTATGTGAGAAGTGCGGTGAGGTGATCTTGTATGAACACCTCACCCCTAAACACTTCTGTAAGAGGCTTATTAAGCCTGTAGTCCTTGTAAATACTGAGTCTTCCCTGCCACCTTAACAGCAGTCAATTCCTGCTTCTTGAGGTTGTTAGGGTCATAAGAGACATGAACCCAACCAGAGTCGGGTATACCCTGTGTGTAGAATTCAAGGATTAGTTGTGTATAGTCCAAATTATCCATAATCCACTGAGCCAGATCAGCATTGGCAATGCCAGCAATCTCAATATCAGCGGCTTGACCCTTGCAATGGTCTGAAGTCTTAGAGCCACCAACAGCAGCATTGGACTCAGGACTGCGATAGGCTGAGTTCACAGTTACAGACTTGCCGAAATGCTCACGAACAGGCTGAAGCACCTTGTCGCACAAAGTCTTCAGATTGTCAATAGCTTCATCATCGGGCGTGTTATCAATACCAAGGCGGGTTGCAGTGTCAGATTTCGTTAGTTCTTTCAAAGAAAAATTGGCTGATAAGTTCATTTCTTTAACCTTTCGTTGTAAAAATTGATGGATTATTGCTGGCGGCTGTCACAAAATACAGATAGGATTTTACTTGGCAATCGTGCCACAACCAAGGGGAACATCATGTACAAAATTGAGATTGACATTGCAGATTGGGATTTTGGTTCAGACAAGGTGACTGTTGAGACAATGGAGTTCGACAAGATTGCAATCATTCAGGAATTCATCGAATTCCAAAAAAACCACGACTGGTGCGTTGACTATGACGTTACCGAAGACTACGAATATCAGTGCGATGAAGAAGCTGACGAAGAAGACGAAGGCGACGAGTACGAAGAAGCCGAAGAATACGAAATCGGAGAGATCGTAGAAGACGAAGATGGTATTGTGTGGGAACGTGTGGCATAATTTAGGTGCAGTTGACCTTCACAGGGGGGTCTTAGGACTCCCCTTTTTTTATTCAATATCGTGTTCTGCTTCTATGTCTCTAGCCAACTGCCGCCAATCAAGGCTACGTTTATACAATGTATAAACACGCTCCTCGCTTAAAGGTTCAGAACGGCGTGCTAATCTGTCATTTGCCTGCGCCAAAGCAAGCTGCGTTTCATGCAAAATATGATGAAGTTCTTTGATTTCTGATCTCAGATAAGCCACAAGGTCATACGTCATATACCTTACCCCTAAATTCTATTTGTCCCTCACCCCATTTATGCACTAACTCAGGCCATAACAATTTCCCATTATGAAATGTCAGTACAGCAAACCCTGATCTCCAGTTGGTAGGCGAATCCTCAAGATAATTGACAAACTGAGGCCCATTAGTTTCTGCCAGCGTTCCAGTATCGACACCAAACCTATTGCCGTTATAGTCTGCAAAGGGCGTTACCTTTAAGCTGTGCAAATGCCCCGTACAAATTGAGACCCCCGCACCGACCGTGTTATTGTGAGTAGCATGAATTCCACCCTTCCAACGGTGCTTGACAACTACTTCCTCTGTAGGCCAGCAAGACCAACAGGGATGCCAAGCAGGGAAATGGTCTTTCAGGGAAAACCCTTTAACATACTCATACTGAGGTGCATTGGCAGCTAGGCGGTTCTCAAACCTTGCATCATGGTTACCCAATGTCCACACTAGGTTTACATTGTGTCTAGCTTTCTTGGCGGCTTCCTCAATCTCACCAAGGGCTATTTCACAGGCTTTTAACTCTTGTATCACCGATGGCGTTGAATCCCATCCAATACGAGGAAAACGGCTAATACTAGCGCCATCAAATACATCTCCATTGGCAATGACAGCCTTGGGTTGAAACTCTTTAATCGCCCAAAGAAGACCCTTATACGCTGTTGTATGGACACTAGGCCAGAAGTGAGCATCACTAAACACCAGAACAACGCCATTCTCAATCCCTAGTTCTTTCCTAGCTGCATTTAATTTTACAGTTTGAGTGGGATTGTTTTTTGACTTAAGATTTTCGCCATACCTAAGTTCTATAGCATTTTTGCGCCTAAGAATACTACGCAAATCCATATTAATGGCTTTTGCCATGACAGAACCCGATTCGTATGTTCTCCAAAGTTCAATGAATTCTTCATCGCTGTAAACAGGTTTTGGCATGACAACTCCAGTGAAGTTGCCTGAAATTAAACTAAATCAATGACAACAGCATGAATCTTAACGTGATTTGTTCAATGTTTCATAAACAGTGTTGTAAGCATCAATGCAAGCATTCAGTTGCCTGATGGCTTTGTCTCCATCGTCTGTGATGGCGACAAGAGATTTAGCAGTCTCTCCGTCAAGTTCGGCACTTGTTTGAACGCTATCTCCGCTGGCAACGGGGGTATCTGTGGCGGCTTGTACGGGGCAGACGGGGGCTTTGACAGGGAGCCGCAACCGCAAAGCGCCAGAGTCAATGTCAGCATTACGCTTTTGTTGAGCAAGTTTTGCATCTTGATTTGCCTTTTGAAGTTTGGTGG